AGATCATCAACGTACATATTGGTTGCGGAACTTGGCGTAGCGTTATCCAAACGGAGAAAGCCTCCACCTGGATCACTATCTGTTGTAGTTGTTGAATATTGAAATAAAGCTGAATCTCCACCAACAGGATTGAAATCTGCAATTGTCGTCAAATCCCCAGAACTATCAAATCCGATTGCTTTGTTTGCTCTGTCTGTTGCCGATGTTGTAAATTCGGATGAGGTAATTGTATTCGTTCTACTTACCTTAAATGAACGATCCACTTCTTCCTGGGTTTCTTGAATTTGAAAAGTTAATTTATCAAGAGCTGCCTCATGCGTTTCCGCTGGAAAAGCATCGTTGGCTATATAATCTACGCCTTGAGTTAAATTGGTACTTCTTAATAAGACAACTGTTACTCCGGTTGCCGGAGCTGTGCCAAAGGTTACAGTTCCACCGGCAGATCCATTATCTACGATAGTGTAATCTGTCGTTAAAGTTTTAACTGTCTCTACTCCTGCTGAGGATCTTTCAATAACCTGTAGCTCGGCAGTTGAATGAATAGGGAAAGTATAACTAAATTGTGTGTTACTATCGTCTCCGCTATATGAATCTTTTGTACTGGTGCTTGATACTGTCATAAGTTTAAATTTTGAAAATTTGTAGGCATTAAAATCCTACCCTAATTTTTCTATTAAATTAATTTGTCAATTCTGTCTATCCTTTTTTTTTATGGAGACCACCAATATTCTTGACCAGTTCGTCTCTTCAAGCTATTTATATTTCTTCTGGTGTCTGATTGGTAGTTAGGGTTTAAAAGCTTTTCAAGGGTATCAAATAAAATTCTTTCAATAACTAGCCGTGTGTACCAGACATTGTTGCCTGGAGTATATCTTTGAATAAATGCCGCAAGCTCCTTGCCAGCATTAGTCTTTTCGCCAGATATAAGCTCTGAAACATTACCAAAGGTTAAATCAATAAGATCTCCTATCAATGACATTCCGGGTCCAGCAAGTGTTTTGCTAAAAGATCCGCCATATCTGTTGCTATCCTGGAATAAAAAATCTCCAAATATACCTAATCCACCCCCATAAACCATGGCGTTTAACCAATATCTTACTCCCATCTTATTTGAAGGAGTTGGTTTTTTACCAGCTGCAACTTGTTTAATTTCATAAGCTAAAGCTCCCATAACAGTTCCGCCAATAATCATTGGCACTAAATATTTAGCTTTACCTTTTAATCCTACTTGTTGAAACCCTCTGGCTAAATGCGTCATTCCCAAAGTAATAGGAAAGTTTTTATACATAAGCATTGAATTAACTATTTCGCCTTTTATTGTACCTGGTTGAGAAGATCCCGCTAAAGTAATTCTGCCTTTTGCTGAGGATGTTGGAACCGCAAAATTTGTTTCATTTGTAAGCCAAGTCATTAATCTAGTTGTTAAATATTCTCTTGTCGCATTATCTAAATCTGCTCTTGCGTGAATATCATCGGGTCTTAAAAAAGTAGCTCCCTTTCCAACCATTGAAGGTTCATCAACCCCCGCATCATATAATTTTGTTTTTCTAATAATTTCCCAATCTTTCTCTCCAATGCCGTATCGTTTGAATTGTTTTTGTAGTTTAGGATGTAATTTATTAAATGTTTTATTACTTTGTTCTGCAAGCTCTCCCATGGCTATCCAGCCAAACGCCCATTTATTGCCTTGTGTAGAGTGAGATAATCCAGATCCTCTTAATACAAAATCAGAAACTCTTTTTGACCAGAAGGGAGCATCCACTTCATTTAAGTATCTTGCTTGAACCCCGGCAACAGAACTCCACATCTCAGCTATTAAACCAAGTCTAATTGCCGTTCTCCCCATTGCTTTATCTTTTTTCATACCTTCTGCTAAAAATTTAACAGCTTTGGCATTAGCTTTACTTGCTGGCAAACCATTGAATTTTGCTGCCATTCTGGTCCAATGAAAATCAGTAATAGTCATAACCGCAGCTCCTCCTAATTGCGCAGAAGTTAAAATCTGTCTTGTAGCTGCAAAGCTATTTCCAAAAAATCCATCAACGGGTCTATGTAAAGATCCTTTATGATAAGCAAATAAATTAGTAACATTTTCTAAAATTGCATTCGTTCTATCTTGTTCAGATCTAAAAATTTTTATTCCTTCTTTTTTTAATTTACTATCTTTAATGATAGTTTTTTTTCTCTTAAATTTTCCTTGAGCCTCCGCAGCTGCGTCAATACCTGCTTGTTTTTTAATCACGCCAAATGCCCAGGTATGAGTAGCGTCTGGATTGGGTCCCAGGATCTTTAACATAGCAATATCCCTGGACATTCCGTTGATATGATCCATCATTGTTTTAAACGCATCTGGATTTCCAAATTTGGCTTGATACTCCATCCAGGCATCTGCATTTTTAAATTTTAAAAATCTATGATCTAATCTTCTATTATGTAGAGCTTTTCCGTAAGAATTAACTCCTGGTTTAAAGGTTGCCATACCTTCTGTTGTAATATTTTCATAAACTCCCTTGTCTCCGATTAAAGTCTCACGAAAAGTTTTATTATTAAAAGGCAAGCCAGTTCTTTCGTCAATCATATTTTCTACATCTAATCTGGGTAAAATATAATCAAACCAGGCTGATTTAGGTACGGGTCTAATCAATGAAGTATCGTGTATTGTGGGTAATCCCCAATCTTTTCTTGATAAAATTTTCATACCAAAATAATTGGCTCTTTTTCTTACATGCTCTGCTCCACCTTTCCAAGTAAGTGCTATTTCTTTAGCATTAACATTTCCTGTATTTTCTCCAAATATTTCTCTAACTATCATTTTTTGATTAGCTTTTGCTCGTTTAGATTTTGTTCCTCCCCAACCATACTTTTGCTCATCTATAAGCTTAGCCATTAAAGCATGAGCCTTACCCCTTTCAATATCAACCTGCCTTTCAATATTTGGAAGGTTTGCGTGTTGATCGTGTGCATATAAAGCTCTGTAAGCATTAGCCATATCTACTTCGCCATTAGCGTTTTTATAGGTAGCAAATACATTTTCAATTTCATTCATTTTATTTTTCATTAGCAAAGTGTATCTCAACTTCTCTGCCTGCTCTATTTTCATAGCATCGTGAACTTGTTTAGCTGCTGCTTTTTCGGCTTCTGGTTTAGTTAGATTTTTTTGAGTTTGATATAGATCTGTAACTTCATCTAAATTTTTATGCAGCCTTTGTGCTTGCTCATCACTAATTAAGCCATCTCTAATACCTTTAAGAATACAATTTTTATAACTCATTTTACCAACCCATACATTGTTCTAATCTTTTCATCATCGTTTTATCTTTAGCCTCTTCCTCAAATAATTCTCTAGCCGTTTTAGTGAGTGGTACTTTCTCCCCTGTAGCCTCATCCATTCTTGTCCCAATAACAATCGGAACATCTACTTCGTTTGTTGGATTTAATCTTGAAAACTCCTTATCCTTAATTTTAAAATATATATTTTTCATATCAGCCTCAACTTTTACTTGTTCTTTTAATAATTTTTCTTTGACTTTTTTTGATAAAGTATCTGCCTGATAAACTATTTTTTTATATATTGCGTGAGATATATCTATAATTGGATCTAATTCTTTTAAGCTAACTTGTAGTTCAAAAGAAAAACCATCTTTGGTTAAGGCTTGTAAATGGATCCTTCTATATTCAGTATTTTTTGTTAAAGTTCTACCAACATCATCTAAAAAATCATCTCTCATAATAAGTTTAAATTTTTTATCTAATTCAGCAAACACCAATTTTGCTTGAGTTATTGTGTCTAAACTAATTCTAGCTCCTAGAAAATCTGATATATTTTGAGGTGTAGCGGTAGGATCTGCTCTTAATTTTTCCTTGATTTTAAGATCTTCTTTAATTCGTGCCTTTAAATCGCCATTATATTTTGTTGCTATTGGCTGTAATTCTTTTTTAACACTACCCATTTTCTTGGATAATGTGTTGTAAATCTCATTGTAATCGTTAGATATATGATATAGGGGTTGTTTTATGGAATTTAAATCGCCAACAGAACTAATAGTAGAACCACGAATAAGTGGAGGCTTAGTATTTGCCGTTGCTAAAATAGATGACCGAGTTAAATCTGTTCGTTGGGATTTTGAAACTAAATCTTGGGTTTTTGCCAAAGGCTTACCAGTAGGAACTGTTTTGGCAGCAGCACCAGCTCCACCTTCGCTTTTAATTGCCAAAGGCATTCCATCGGTAAATATTTCCCCTTCTGCTACTGAGGCTTGATTTCTATAAGCTGCCTCATTAGGTACATCAAAATCTTTAACTCCTTCAATATCTTCTGCTAATTTACTTTCGTTTTTATTAAATGTGGCTTTTTCGGTTTGTATTTTAGACCTAATGCCTCTAAACTCTGTTTCAATTTCGCTAGTCTTTCCGGCTTGCTTGATTGCTTTGTCATCTGAAAAAAGTTTATCTGTTTTAAGTTGTTCATATCCTTTGCCTGTATCTATAGTGTCAAATTTTGATAAATCAAAAATTGCATCTTGTTCACCAAATTTAGCAATATAAATTGCCTCATCAAGATTGTCAATCCTTACTGACGCATCAAATACATAGGTTCCATCAGCATTTTTCCAAGCTCCTACATAAACCTCGCCATAATCAACTCTATTGATTTTTAAAGATTTTTCAAGAGCATAAACATTCTCTAAAATTCTTAACATATCCTCATCTGTAAATGTATTTCCTAATTTAATTTCAGTTGCTTTAAGTGGTGCTACCATATAACCTTTACCATATCCTAGATCTGCTGGAGCCTTTCCATCAATGGTAATACTAAAACCTTCTTCATTTTTTAAATTTTTAATAGCACTCGTAAGATTATCAGTAGCCTTTTCAATTCTTGGAGAATTAATATCTGTGATGGCTTTATTAACAGTAAAATCAAGAGCATTAAGATCTTGCACTATATCCCTATAAGCTCCTT